TTGATGGTGAACTTTGTCTTGTTGATGATGATGGTAATGAGGATTTTCAAGGAGTGATGAAACAACTCAAGAAGAAGGATCATACTATTCCTAATCCATCTTTTAAGATTTTTGATATGATTACGCACGATGAATTTTATAGCAAGAAGGGTGAGAAGAATCGTCCATATTCTATTCGTTATAGTAATCTACGAGAAGTAATGAGAGACAATACTTGTGCTTGTCTTAGTGTACTTGGTCAAGAACTTATTAAAGACGATGAGCATTTTGCCGAATGGACAAAACGAGGTAATGATTATGGCTGGGAAGGAGTGATGCTTCGTGCTGATGAACCATATAAAGGTAAGCGTAGCAAAGACTTACTCAAAGTTAAAAAGTTTTTTGATGATGAATATGAAGTAATCGACACAGAAATGGGGCCATTTCGTTATGTAAAGAATAATGCTGAGTGTGAAGAAACTATGCTTAGTTGTGTTACTATTAAGCATAAGGATCATCTTGTGAGAGTTGGTAGTGGTTTCACTATTGAACAACGTCAAGAGTTTTATCAGAACCCTAAAAAAATTCTTGGAAAGATTATTACAGTTCAATATTTTGAAGAAACTAAAAACCAAGATGGTGGTATCAGTCTACGATTTCCCACATTCAAAATTCTACACGGTCAAAAAAGAACAGTGTGATGCTAGCGTGGAAAGAACTAGGTTTTAGAAGTTATGAAGCATATGGCAAATCTGCTTTATGGAATTCTATAAGACATTTAGTTCTTGATAGAGATGGAAAATGCTGTCAGGTTTGTGGTACTCCATCTAAAGTTGTTCATCATATTGATTATACTACAAAAATTATGCTTGGAGAAGGCGATCAGCATGAATTAATTACTTTATGTGAACCGTGTCATAACTATATCGAAGTAGAAAAAAATCTTGTTATAAAAAAACACAGGTTATCTGATCTATTTTTAGAACACAGTAGTACTACTTTATCACAGTGGCAAATTTGGGCTAAAAAATTTAATACTGATATATGCTTTGATAAAAATAGATTACATTCTGTTAGAAATCTTAAAACAAGAAAAAGAAAAAAACCTAAAAAGAATAATCAAATAAAAAAGAAAAAGAGTGTTCAGCCAAAAAGCAAACCGAAATCATTAAAGAATAAGCCAAAAGAAACTTTTCAACAAAAAAGAGAAAGACTAGAACAAGAATATATTCGAAAAAAATTTTTATTGAAAAAATCTTATCAGTGTGGTAATAATATTTCTGATTCAATAAATAATTGTAAGATAAAAATATCAGAAGATATTTCTTCCAAAGCAAAATCTTTTCTAAAATCTAGGATAGAAGCACTAAAGAATCGCTCTTGACAAGTCGATACTACTAGTGTAGAATCGTAGCATACCCATTGGAGAAAACCATGATTGTTGAAAACACCATTATTGTCGTTCAGAATACAACTCTTGATAAGAGTAAGGCCGATATTTTCTTTGCTACTTTTCCTAAAGACAAGGTAGTTTCATATAAGGAATATTGGGAGAGTGTGCGTCCACAAAATACTGAAGATATTTTTCGTCGGTATCTTTTTGCATATTGCTCTGTGCATACTACATGGAAGGGTAATTGTGCTGGATACAATGCTATCAAGAATTTTGATGAATGGCTTGGTGATGAGAATATTCTGAGAGAAAAACTACACAAAAGTGGTGTTGGTCTACACAACAATCGTACAAAATATATTTGGGATTTTGCCACAAAGTTTTGGGATAATCCTAAAGATTTTTATTTTACTACTAAAAAGGGTCATGTTAAGAAGCGTGACTCTATTGTGAATAAAATTAGTGGTATTGGACTGGCTAAAGTTAGTTTTGCTCTTGAAATGATTCATCCTAATGAGGCAAGAGTATTGTGTTTGGATGTTCATATGCTTCGTTTGTATGATATGGAGCATTTGAAGTATAATAAGAGTAATAGCGGTATTAAGCAATATAAGCAGGCCGAACAGCATTGGAGTGTTAATTGCGGTAAAAATAAAATCCCATCCTATGTTGCTAGGTGTGCTTATTGGGATCATTTGCAGGGTAAGGATGATAGCCGATATTGGTCTTATGTTTTGGAAGATTGAGATATTGTCCATCCAGATCTAGTCTGTAAGGTTTTAGCAAGTACCAATTCACTAACTGTTGTGTAACATATGTTATACTGTTTAATAAAATGCTGTCTAGTTCCTTTAAAACTTTCTCCAGTTTTGAGATTCTTAAAATGATAAATAGTATTATCTTTCATCCTATTAGGAATATTAAGTTCATCTTTAATTTCTTTGATAATTCTTCTGGCAATAGAACCCCCATATCCAAACTCATCTTTCATAAATTGAATAGTTTTTACAGTATGATGCTCTTTCCAATATTGCTTAATAATCTTTTTCTTATTGTGGCTAACATTAATCCATCTAGGATTTTTATGTCCAGCACTATCTGGAAAACCACCAACAATGAAAACTATATTATAAGTTTTACTACAACTCCTAATTTTATTTAGATATTTTTGCTCTATACTATATAGTTTTTTAGGATCGCACAATTCAACTATTTCAAAATTAAAACAATGTTCGCCATATTTATTCCAAGCATTTTGTAGTTTAGGATTATTATGAGTATTTTTGCGTAGACTAGATCTATGATTACCAAATCTGGAAGTTATGTCAACGCTAGACCCTATGTAATAGAAGTCATTTTTAGTATTAGTTATTTTATATATTCCACATTTTTTCATATTATACCTCATACATAAGACATACACCAAATAAGACAATAGGTTGTCAAAAAAATCTATTAAAATACTATGAATTAGGAGATTTATCAATGGATTATCAAATACCATCACCGGAACAGATTAGAATTCAAAGACTACAAAAAAAGATTAAAAAACTCCAAGCGAATAATAAAAGACACAGAGAAAATATAAAATTTTACAAAAGAATTGTCAGGGATTTTCCTTGGGTAACAGCAGAATATCATGCTAGAAAAGAAAATACTGAATTAAGAAATGAAGTTAAATTAAAAACTTGGGCTATTAAAGGATTAGAACACGATCTAGAATATCTTGACAATCAGATCACAGATGATATGATTTTAACTGTCGAACAGTCTAATGCCGGATATGATCCTTTGATAGCAAAAATTATGACAGTAATTAAGAATATTAAAAAAGGAATCAATTTATCTCAAATAAGAGATAAAAATCATAATACTATTTCAAAATAAAGAAGATAGTCGATACTGGAGTTTTGTTCTGGAGTCATAAATTATGAGTCAAAATGGAAAAGGCGATAAACGCCGACCAAAAAGCGTAGATTATAAAACATGGGAAAAAAACTACGATAGAATCTTTAGGAATAAAAATAATGACAAAACTTCTAAAAAACAATAAAGATAAAATGATATTCGGAGTTTGCTCTGGATTATCAGATTTTACTGGTATTGATGTTTCTATTATGAGAATAATTTTTGTTTTAGGAACATTCTTTAGTGGAAGTATATTATTTTGGATATATTTACTACTAGCATTTATTTTGCCTTCTGGTGATTAAAAAATAAAGTTGCCAAAAGCAGAATTGTTCCTACTATAGTATATAGAACAAGAGGAACAAATGCTAAACAAAGATAAAGAATATATTCTCTGGCTTTGTAAAAGGCTGGTTTATAGATATAACGAAGATCCAAATATTCTATTAAATATAGAGTCTATATTAGAAAAAAATCAAACCGAGATAAATTTCTATAGACAAACACACAGGTTAATTAACAAGTCAATTAATGATGCTATATGCAATCTTAATCACATAAAAACATCGTATGATGTTAGTATTAAAGAAACACAAAAAAATTATGAGCAACAGAGCGCTAACAATACTAATAATACTTTCGAAAATTTAGATATTAAAAAATTACTAGGATAATACTATGAACGAAAATAACATTGATATTGATATTGAGATTGATGAAGAACTAGATGAGTATCAAATGCAGGAAAAAATTAAAGAACTATTTGATATTCTTGAAGAGGCCAAATCTACACTAGAAAAAATTAAGAATAAAAAACACACCTTTAACGAAGAGGTTTCGGAAGAAAAGTGAGATCGGATTTTTTTTTCAAGTCGGGCTATTGACAACGCCGATACAGAGGATACAATGAAAATACAACACGGGTGGATGAGGTCGCGTGACCGAAACCGTGTAGTAAGTTAGTTAATTTGGAGGTTGATTATTATGGCTGAAGTTACTAATGTTGAGAAGCAGAGTCGTGTTCGTTGCAGCGATGAGCAGTTTCTTGAGGCGGTTTATTCGTCCAAGACTTATGCTGAGATTGCTGAAAAGACGGGACAGAAGATTGCTAGTACCGCTGCTCGTTATGCTCGTACAAAGGCCGCTCTGGCTAAGAAGGGGATTGAACTTCCTAGTATGGAACGTGCGAAGCCTACCAAGACGGTTGATAACGTCGAGGCTATGGCTGAGATTGTTCGTCGCCTCAAGGCCCACAATAACGGCTGAGAGTCGATTGTTTAAATAAACGGTAGTCGGCTACAACAGTTATAATGGATGAGGCACACAAGCATAATCAACCTCAGACTTGTATTGTTGTAGTCGATTACCTCATGGGAGCATAGTCCAACGGCAGAGACATCGGACTTTTTTCGTTAAATTGAGTGCTAAAGGAGAAATCTTTATAGTAGAACCTGTCAAATTCGGTGAAGGCTTTAAAATGCTAATACCGAGCCAAGCATAGAAATATGAAGGTGTAGAGACTTGACGGCAGGAACCTAAAACGAAAGTTATGGTTAAGGTAAAGTCCAGACCACAAACAGAAATGGTAGTGAAAACTATAGTGGTACGAAAATCCGTACAGTGTGGGTTCGAATCCCACTGCTCCTATTTATTTCAAAACCTTTGAAGAACAAGGAAAACAAATGAGCAAAAACTCTCTAGAATTTTACAGTATTGGAACTAAAGTTAAATTGACAGACGATGTTTATGGAAGTATTATTTGTGTTAGTATTGGCCCTAATCATTCAATCACTTATCAGTGCGGTTGGTGGAATGGTCGATCATATTGTACGGAAACTTTTAATGCTTCTGATATAGAAGCCATAGTTACTACAGAAAAAACTCGCATAGGATTTCTTTGAAATGAATGAACATTCTAGTCCAATTGATTTTCTTATAGAATTTGCTTGGGCAAGCGGTGCTGATCGTTTTGTGGTAAATAATGCTAAGGACGAACTACAAAAACTCAGAGAAGATAGTGGTGATTCTAAACGGTGGTTTAATTGTGAGCAAGAACTTAGTAAACTCCGACAAGAATACAATAAACTTTTGTCAATCTTTGATAATCCTGTTGCGTACGGTCTTATCAACGAAAGACACGATATTTATGATCTGAGATTAGGAAATAATCCTCATAATGATCAAACAAAAGTAGTTCCTCTTTATTCTAATAGATCAGAGTTTTTAACTGGAGATTGGAAGGGATACAATCACTATGGTAAGTTTACCAAATAAATTCTATAGAGGTGTGGTTCATAGTGATCCAGACTTCAAACATCCTAATTTTCGCTTTCTTTTAGTTGATACAGTAAAGGAGGTTCAGGATGAGTATGGTGAATGGTATTTAGACGTTTTCCATGATGCTACAGATTTTCTAATGCACGATCATGCTTTGGGAAATGTGTTTTATGGTGTTTATGGATCATACTGGATTGATATTCCAAAAGGCCCAATCAAGTTGTGTGAAACATCAGATTTAAATGAGGCCATTCATGTTGCTCAAGAAATAATGGGTTCTATCATAGTAGACAAAACCCATGATTAATTCAGACTATCTAATAGATTATAGTGATTGGTTTGATGAGGGAGGATATTGTCAAGTATACCCTATTAAAGATAAAAAAGATTTAGTGTTTAAAGAATTTCGCAACAAAAAGAAAGCACAAGAATCATACAAATATCATAAAAAACTAGCCAAGTTTGATCTTGCTCCTAAAATTTATAGTAAAATTTGTAAACTAGAATTTGCAAAAGAGGATGATCTTTATCAACCAGAACCTAGTGATTGGGGATATGTAACAGAATTAGCAAAAACTCATGCCGCTAACACAAAAATAAGTATGGCCGATATTCAGTGTTTAGTGGATGAAATTTTTAAGAAAACAGGACTAAAGTTCTGGGATTGCCATTGGTATAATGTTGGTTTAGTCAAAAGAGGAAAAAAGAAACGAGTAGTATGTATAGATACTGGCAAAGAAA